AAAAGTAGACAGCCTGGGCGGATACCCCAAGCGCGCGGGCCAGTTTGGGTATGCCGCCGGCCAGGCGGATAGCGGCTGAGAGAGATGATTCCATCCCTTCATTCTACAAACGTAGAAACTCTTTTTCAACACTTGTAATAGCTTTCTGGATTCAACAAGTGTTTAATCCCCGGCTATGGCACTCGGACAAAACATCAGGCGGCAACGCAAGATGCGCGGATGGACATTGGAGCAGCTGGCGGCCCATTCGGGGGTGGACGTGGGCACGATTTCCGCGCTGGAAAATCGTGACAGCGAGAGGTCCAAGTACGCTGCGCCTATCGCCCAGGCTTTAGGTGTCAGCCTGGAAAGTCTCAGCGGCGGAGGTGTGGAACCTGCGCCTCTGGTTGTCGAAGACGACGACGCTGTCTACGCAAGTGTGCGTACCGTGAAACTGCGGGTCAGCGCAGGCATCGCGGGCTTTGCCGTTGATGTGGATGAGATGCCCGGCCAGCCCATCTTCTTTCGCCGCGACTGGTTGCGCCTGCGCGGCTTCAACCCTGCCAAGCTGCATGCCATCAAAGTCAAAGGCCGCAGCATGGAGCCTACGCTCTATGCAGAAGACATGATCGTCTTCAACGAGGCCGACACCACACCCCGCGACGGAGACGTTTTTGTCATCAATTTCGCTGGCGAAGTGGTCGTCAAACGCCTGATCAAGGAAGGCCCTGTCTGGTGGATGCACTCTGACAACACCGACCAGCAGCGCTACCCGCGCGTGCGCTGCGACGAGCACTGCCTGCTGCTGGGCCGCGTGGTGCACCGGCAGAGCGAAACCATCTGAAGAAAAGCTTGCCGGCGAAGAGAAAAAGAGCTCGCCGGCGAAGAGAAAAAGAGCTCGCCGGCGGAGTGAGACAATCCGAAACGCCCTGTATCCACCAAGCTCAAGGACTCATCATGAAGCACTCTCTCGCCCAGCTGGCCGCCGTGGCGGCCATGGCTTGTTCCCTCGCGGCCTGCGGGGGCAGCGACAGCACTGACCCTACACCCGCGCCCGTACCTACACCCGCACCTACGCCAACACCAACACCTACGCCAACACCAACACCCACACCTACACCTACACCCACACCTACGCCCCAGGCAACAGCGGAGGGCGTCTATAAAGGCTCGCTTTCCAGCGGAGCGCGGTTCTACACGCTGGTGCTGGAAAACGGCGAATTCCACACGGCCTACACAGCGGCCGCCAGCAACGCATTGGCGGGCATGGTGCATGGCAAGGGTGTATCCGCCGGCGGCAAGTTCACTAGCTCACAGGCTACCGACTACGGCGTGGCCGCACAACCCATCGCCGTTTCAGTCACTGCCGACTACGCGCCGGGCGCCAGCTTCAACGGCACCGTCACCACGGCAAACGGCGCGCTGACTTTCACAGGGCAGGCCCCTACCGCAACGGAGTACAGCTACGCCAAGCCCGCCGCGCTGTCTGACGTGGCGGGCCGCTGGTCTTTGGTTTCCATCGAGGGGGCTGAAGCCAATGCAACCGTCGCGGCAGACGGCACTTTCAACACCACGCTGGACGGCTGCGCTTTCTCTGGCGCTTTCAAACCGCGCGCGTCCGGCAAAAATGTATTTGACGTGGCGCTTTCTTTCGGGCCTGCGCCTTGTGTGCTTGCGGGCCAGCGCCTGGACGCGCACGCGATTCTGTACAACGACAACGGCCTTCGCATGCTCGCCACAGGCGTGGACGAGCGCAAGAAAGTCTCGGTCACCGTGCTGGGAACCGGCGCGCGCTGAGCTTTCCCCCTCTCCGGCAAAAGCCCGCTTCGCGCGGGCTTTTTCTTTGCTGCTTGGAGCCTATCCGGCGCCTGCCCAAGGCGTGGGGGCCAGCCAAGCAGGCAGGCCCCGGGCGCTCAGCTGATATCGAGTCCGTAGCGTAGAAAAGCGGCGCGCCCATAGCCGCCCGAGGCTTACGCCGAATCGGCCGTACACCGGCGAAACAAACCAAGGCCCCCTGGCCGCGCCCAAACCCCGTAAGCCCGCCTCTCGCGGGCTTTTTCTTTGCCCTTGCTGCATATCACAAAGTTTTACATCTAAATTTTCTACAGATGTTGTATTTAATTCTCTACGTTTGTAGAATTCTGCGCATCAACTTCAACAAAGGAAGCCCCATGCACCCTCTCACCGAATGTTTACTGACCTGGCTGGTCGCATTCGTGCTGGCCTTGCTGCTGGCCGCCGCCCCCGCGCTGCTGGATGACGTCTGCGCGCCCGCCAAGCCCAAGGAGACCGCCACATGCTGAGTCCTGACCTGCTGGCACGAATAGATGACAGGCAAGTGCTCGCCATCGCGCAGGTGGAGCAAGACCCTTTGACTTCCACCCCCTTGGAGCTGGAGCTGGCGCGCCGCCTGAGCGTGTGGTGCGAGCAAGGCCAGATCTTGCTGCAACGCATCGACAAGTTGGATGCTGCGCTAGTCGAATTCAGCTGCTTGCTGGATAGAGGCGTGGAAGAGGCGGAGGCCTTACAGGCGCTGGCGGACCATGTCCGGCTCGCGCTGGCAGGCGTTCTGTTGCGTCAGTCTGCAAAGGAGACCGCCACATGCTGAGCGCGGACTTTCTGGCGCAAACGGACGACGAGCACCTGCTGGCCGTCGCCTTTGCCGAGCAAGACCCCTTGACCTCCACGCCGCTGGAGCTGGAGTTGACACGCCGCCTGCAAGCGCGGCTGGACAACGAGCGCGAACGCAGCCAGCGCCTGGCGCGGTGCCTGGAAGTCCTGCAAAGCGCCATCGACGAAGCCCAGCAAGCGCTGGGCGACACCGCCTGGCCGGCGCGCAACCGCTGAACCCTTTCTCCACAACCTCATACACAAAGGAAGAACGATGTCTCTTGAAGCTCTCCTGGCCGAAAACACCGAGGCCGTCAAGGCGCTCACGGCCGCCATCCTGGCACAAGCTGCCGCACCCCAGAGCTCCGGCGCGGCGCACGAAACCCCGCAGGCAGACCTGGCGGAGCCTGCCGCCCCAAAGCCTGCGCGCGGCAAAGCCCGCGCTGCGGCAGCGAAGGCCCCTACCGTGCCTACTGCAACGGAGGTGCAGGCCGCTGCGCCCGCATCGAAGCCCTCTGCGCCGCCCAGCCCCCAGCCCGCCAGCGTGCAAACGCCTGACGCGCCTGCCGCAAACGCACCCGCCGCTGAAGCCGCACCCGACTACGAAACCGCCGCCCGCGCCGTCACGACGCTGGCCAAGGCCCGTGGCCGCGAAGCCGCCGTGGCCGTGCTGGCGCAGTTTGGCGCAGCCCGTCTGCCTGAAGTCGCACCGGAGCAGTTCGCCGCCGTCATCGCCGCATGCGAGCAGGCGCAAGAGGCCGCAGGAGCGCAGGCATGAGCCAGAGCATCGACACCCTCCTGGCCGAGCGCGGCAAGCGCTACGGCAACTTCGCAGACCACGCCTCCGTCACGCAAAAGATCAAGGCGGCCTTGCAGGCCGGATGCAGCTGGCGCCACCTCTCGCCCGCCCAGCGCGAAGCGCTCGAGATGGTTGCCCACAAACTGGGCCGCATCGTCAATGGCGACCCCGACTACAAGGACTCGTGGACCGACATCATCGGCTACACCCGTCTTGTGGAAGAGACCCTGCCTGAAGAGACAGAGGGCGGGGCCGGGGGGCAGCCATGAGCCAGCACGCCACCTGCTCGCCCAGCAGCGCCCACCGCTGGCTGGCCTGCCCGGCCAGCGTGTGGATGCAGCAGGGCCTGCCCGATGAAGGCAGCGCCTTTGCCGCCGAAGGCACGGCCGCGCACGAAGCCGCCGCGCTGGCGCTGACCTGCGGCTTGCCTGTGCAGCCCACCGGCGCGCTGGACGCCGACGCCTGTGCCGCCATACAGAATTACGTGGACTATGTGGAAGCCTTCTCGCATGGCCACACACTCCGGATAGAGCATCCGCTGGATATCAGCTTGGTGACGGGCGAGCCGGGCGCGCAAGGCACCGCCGACGCGCTGATCACCACCGACGACGAGTTGATCGTCATGGACCTGAAATTCGGCCGGGGCGTGCAAGTGAGCGCCGAGCGCAACGAGCAGCTCTCCATCTACGCGTTGGCCGCGCTTCTTGAACTGCCTTTTCACACGCTGCGGCGCATCAAGAGCGTGCGCCTGGTCATCGTCCAGCCGCGCCTGGGGCATGTCAGCGAGTGGGTATGCACGCCCGCAGAGCTGAAGGCCTGGAGCGCCCAGGTGCACACCCAGGCGCGCCGCGTGTTCGAGATTCTGAAGGCAGATCAGCCGCAAGAAAGCGACTTTGGCCCTGCGCAGTCAGCCTGCCGCTTCTGCCGCGCCAAAGCCACCTGCCCGGCGCTGGCCCGCAAGGTGCAGGACGCCGTCGGCGCAGATTTCGAAGACCTGACCGGCCAGGACGCCGCCGGCGCGCAAGCCGCCTTGCAGAACCTGACCCCCGCCACGCCGCAGCAGCTGGCCCGAGCGATGGCCGCAACCGACCTGATCGAAGCCTGGTGCAAGGCCGTGCGCGCTGAAGTTGAGCGCCTGCTGCTGGCGGGCGTGCCCGTGCCGGGCTACAAGCTGGTGCAAGGCCGCAAAGGCGCCCGCGCCTGGGGCTGCGCAGACGAAGTCGAGGCGCTGATGAAAGCCATGCGCCTGCCGCCCGAGCAGATGTACGAACGCAGCCTCATCAGCCCCGCGTCCGCCGAAAAACTCCACAAGGAGGGGGCTATCGGCCCGCGCCAGTGGCCCAAACTGGCCGCCCATATCACCCAGCGCGAAGGCCGCCCCAGTGTGGCCCCTGAGGCGGACAAGCGCCCCGCTTTGCCCTTGGCCGATGCCGCGAGCGACTTCGCCAATGAAACAGGAAGCACCGCATGACGCCAGCCCCTGCTGCTCCCTCTTTGGCCCGTGTGCTGCCTGAATGGCTGGCTTTGCGCCTATGGCGCGCCAGCCAGACGGGAGGCCCCGGCTCCCTTGTACGCCTGGTTGCCATCGAGCGCGAAATCGAGCGCATCAGGCGCGAATACCCCCACTTCTTCCGCTAACTCTTTCACGAAAGGAAATCACACCATGAAACTCATGCTCAAAAACGTCCGCCTGGCTTTCCCCTCGCTTTTTGAAGCCAAGACCGTCAATGGCGAAGGCAAGCCCGCCTTCAGCGCGTCTTTTCTCATCAACCCCAAAGATCCGCAAGTCAAGACTATTCAGCAGGCCATCGAAGCCACCGCCAAAGACAAATGGGGCGCGAAGGCCGACACCATCTTGAAAGCCATCCGCGCCGCCGACAAAAGCGCCTTGCATGACGGCAACGCCAAAGCCGAATACGACGGCTACGCCGACATGCTGTATCTGAGCGCCCGCAACCAGGCACGCCCCTTGGTCATCGACGCCGACAAGTCCCCGCTCGCTGTTGCCGACGGCAGGCCTTACGCCGGCTGCTACGTCAACGCGTCAGTCGATCTCTGGGCGCAAGACAACGCCTATGGCAAGCGCATCAACGCCAGCCTGTGCGGCGTGCAGTTCGTGCGGGACGGCGACGCCTTTGCCGGCGGCGGCATCGCCAGCGAAGAAGAGTTCGACGACCTCAGCGCAGGCGCGGACGCGGACGGGCTGGATGCAGACGCCCCCTGGGCGGATGCAGGCGCCCTGGTCTGAACCCTCACGCGCACCCGCGCAGCCACAAGGCGCGGGTGCGCCAGGAGCCAAAATGGAACTGCAACTGCCAAGAGAGATCGCCCTGATGCTGCTGACCGGCGCACTGGGCTTCATCGCGGGCCACGGTTTCGCTTACTGGGGCATTGCTGACGCTTGCGAGCGCCAAGGCGGCTTCACGCTGGGCCGCACGAAGTTTCACTGCCGCCGCGTGGAAGGCCCCCAATGACCCGCCCCGAACGCCTCTGGCTGGACCTTGAGACCTACAGCGACGTGCCCATCACGCACGGCACGCACGCCTACGCCCGGCAGGCGCAGATCATGCTATTTGCCTGGGCGCTGGACGACGGCCCCGCGCAAGTGTGGGACCGCACCAGCGGCAGCGAGATGCCCCCCGCGTTGTACGCCGCGCTGGTGGATGCGCGCGTGCAAATCTGGGCGCACAACAGCTATTTCGACCGCACGGTGCTGGGCGGCTTTTGGTACACCAGCCCGCTGCGCTGGCGCGACAGTATGGTGCTGGCGCTGATGCACGGCCTGCCCGGCTCGCTGGGCCAGCTGTGCGACATCTTGCGCGTGCCCTTTGATCAGGCCAAAGACAAAGAGGGCCGCCAGCTTGTGAATCTGTTTTGCAAACCCCGGCCAGAGACGTCCAGGCTGCGCCGCGCCACACGCGAAACCCACCCGCAAGAGTGGGCAAAGTTCGTTGATTACGCCCGGCTGGACATTGACGCCATGCGCGCCGTATGCCAGCGCCTGCCGGAATGGAATGCGGCTGAATGGCCGCTTTGGCATCTTGACCAGTGCATCAATGACCGGGGTGTGACCATTGACCTTGAGCTGGTTCACGCGGCCATCGCCGCCGTAGAGCAGGAGCAAAAGCGGCTGGCTGCGCGGGCGCAGCAAGTCACCGGCGGGCAAGTGCAAAGCGCAACGCGCCGCGCGGAGGTGTTGCAACACGCGCTGGATGCTTACGGCGTGTCCTTGCCCGACCTGCAAAAAAGCACCCTGGAGCGCCGCCTGCAAGACGCCGCTTTGCCGCCCGCGCTGCACGAGTTGCTGGCCTTGCGCCTGGACGCTTCCAGCACCAGCGTCAGCAAATACAAGGTGCTGGCCCACGCCACCAGTGAAGACGGGCGGCTGCGCGGCACGCTGCAATTTTGCGGAGCCAGCCGCACAGGCCGCTGGGCCGGACGCCTGTTCCAGCCGCAGAACCTGCCGCGCCCCGCGCTGGAAGCCGAAGCGGTTCAGACCGGCATCGACGCGCTAAAAGCAGGCTGCGCCGACCTGGTAGCCAAGAGCGTGATTGAGCTGGCCAGCAGCGCCTTGCGCGGCAGTATTGAGGCCCCGGCAGGCAGCAAGCTGGTGTGCGCCGACTTGTCCAACATCGAAGGCCGCATGCTGGCCTGGCTGGCTGGCGAGAGCTGGAAGCTGCGGGCCTTCGAGGCCTTCGACCGGGGCCAGGGGCCGGATTTATACAAGCTGGCCTATGCCCGCGCCTTTGCCGTGCGGCCTGAAGACGTAACCAAGGCCCAGCGCCAGATCGGCAAAGTGATGGAGCTGATGCTGGGCTACGAAGGCGGCGTCGGCGCGTTTTTGACCGGGGCAGCCACTTACGGCATCGACCTGGATCACATGGCGGAAACGGCCTTGCCCAGTATCCCAGCCGAAGTGCAGGCTGACGCGGCCAGTTACCTGGCCAGCCGCAAGCAGCGCGGCGAAGGGGCCTTTGGGTTGTCTGACCGGGCGTTTGTCGCCTGCGACGCCATCAAGCGGCTGTGGCGGCAGGCGCACGCGCGCACAGCCAACTTCTGGCCCGAAGTGCTGCAAGCTGCGCGCAACGCCTTGAGCCTGCCCGGCGAGCGCTTTGACTGCCGCCGCCTGGCACTGCAAAGAGACGGCGCTTGGCTGCGCATCCGCCTGCCCTCGGGCCGCCTGCTTTGCTACCCCGGCGTCGCGCTGGATGAAGACGGCACGCTGACCTACATGGGCGTCAACCCGTACTCGCGCCGGTGGGAACGCCTGAAAACCTACGGCGGCAAGCTGGTTGAAAACATCCCCCAGGCCGCCGCCCGCGACGTGCTGGCCGCTGCCATGCCCCACATCGAGCAGGCGGGCTACCGCATCGTGCTCACCGTGCACGACGAAGTCATTTGCGAAGCCCCCGACATACCCGAATTCAACCCCGGCCGCCTCTCTGCGCTGCTGGCCGCCAACCCCCCTTGGGCCGACGGCCTGCCGCTGGCTGCCGCCGGCTTTGAAGCCCACCGCTACCGGAAGGACTGACATCATGACGAACGAAACAACAAACGAAACTGCGAACGAAACCACGGATGGAGCCAAAGAGGCCCCTGCCGCTTTTGAAGTCAATCTGCGCCACCTGCACGCCCTGTCACTGCTGGCGGCCGACAAAGACTTGCGCGAACACTTCAACGGCGTCTGGATCGACCCTGAAACCCGCCCAGGACACGTGCTGCTGTTTGCGACGAACGGTTCCCAGGTGGGCCTTCTGCGCGAGTGCGAGGGGGGCGCAAACACACCGTTAAAACCCCTGTTCGTGCCCAAAGCGATCATCAAGCAGTTGCCCAAAGAAGGTACGGCGGCCATCGGAGAAGACGCCACAGCCGCCGTCGTGCAAGGCAAGGCGGGCGGCCTGATGCTCAAGTGGGAGCCGCTGCAAACCCCCATGCCCTGCTGGTTCAAACTCGTGCCGCAAAGCGTCACCGATGAAGTCAATTTCTTTGACGCAATGCAGCTGGGCCTGTTTGCCAAAGTCAATGCCCAGCTGAACTCAACCAAAGAAGACGCGGGCTTGCTGAATATCCGGTGGAACGAAGGCGGATCGGTGTTCGTCGTCCGCTTCCCGCGAAACCCTGATTTTCTGGGGCTGAACTCGATGTTCGCCCAGCACGCCAAAGACAAATGCAAGCTGCCATCCTTGCTGCCGGCCTGGTGGCTGCCCGCGTCAGACGAAGCCGCAGAGAGCCTGGTATGAAAGTCATCCGTGAGCGGGATGTGGAGCGCTACCTTGCCCACCGCGCCCAGGCGCTGGGAGGCGAGGTGCGCAAGGTGCAGTGGCTGGGCCGCCGCGCCGCGCCTGACCGCGTGGTCATGCTGCCTGCCCCTGCGCCCAGCCGCACGGTCTGGGTAGAGCTGAAAGCCCCCCGCCGCAAACCCTCATACGCCCAGCAGCGCGAACATGAACGCATGCGCCGCGCAGGGCAGGATGTGCGCGTCATCGACTCCTTCGAGGGCGTGGACTCCTTGTTCGCGGAGCTTGGCCTGTGAATGTGCGCCCTTTCACCCCGCGCCCCTACCAGCGCCCCATGATTGACCACGCGCTGGACGTGCCGCGCTGCGCGCTCTGGGCTGGCATGGGCATGGGTAAAACGCTGGCCACGCTGACAGCGCTGGACGTGTGCAGCCTCACAGCCACAGGCCCCGCGCTGGTGCTGGCCCCCTTGCGCGTGGCCCGCAGCACCTGGCCGGACGAAGCCAGCAAGTGGGCACACCTGCGCAACATCCGCGTCGTGCCGGTAACCGGCACGCTGGAGCAGCGCCTGGCAGCGCTCAGGCAGGACGCCAGCGTTTACACAACCAACTACGAGCAGCTGCCGTGGCTCGTCGAACACTTCGGCGGCCGCTGGCCTTTCGACACCATCGTGGCCGACGAGTCCGCCCGCCTGAAAGGTTTCCGCTTGCGGCAGGGCGGCCAGCGCACGGCGGCGCTGGCCCGTGTGGCCCACAAGGCGCGGCGCTTCATCGAGCTGACCGGCACGCCCAGCCCCAACGGCCTGACCGATTTGTGGGGCCAAGCCTGGTTCATCGACCAGGGCAAGCGCCTGGGCCGCAGCTTCAAGGCTTTTCAGAACCGCTGGTTTCAGGCGATCCCGCTCGGCGCGCACCCCGCCGCGCGCGAGTTGCGCCCGCTGCCCTTCGCCCAGAGCCAAATCGAAGATGCCCTGCGCGACGTGTGCCTGACGCTGGACCCGGCCGACTGGTTCGACCTGCGTGAACCCCTCATGAACATCGTGCACGTCGAACTGCCAGCGGCAGCCCGCCGCCAGTACGAAACGATGGAGCGCCAGATGTTCGCGGAAATTGCCGGGCAGGAAGTCGAAGCGCTGAATGCCGCCGCGCGCACCTCCAAGTGCCTGCAACTGGCCAGCGGCAGCGTGTGGCTTGACGCCGGAAAAGGCACGTGGGCCGAGGTGCACGACATCAAGCTCCAGGCGCTCGAATCCATCCAACAAGAAGCCGCCGGCGCAGCGCTGCTGGTGCGCTACCACTGGATACCCAGCCGCGACCGCATCCTGAAGGCCTTCCCCAAAGCGCGCCTGCTGGATGACAGCCCGCAGACCATCCGGGACTGGAATGCAGGCCGCATCCCCATGCTGGTGGCCCATGCGCAAAGCGCAGGCCACGGCCTGAATTTGCAAGACGGCGGACACCACTACGTCGCCTTCGACCACTGGTGGGACCTGGAACACCACCAGCAAATCACCGAGCGCATCGGCCCCGTGCGCCAAGCCCAGGCTGGGCACAAGCGCCCGGTCCACCACCACTACATCATCGCCAGCGACACCCTGGACGCCGCCGTCATGCAGCGCCTGCAAAGCAAAAGCAGCGTGCAGGATTTGCTGCTGCAAGCCATGAAAGCACGGTCATGAACACGCCCCTGAAAGCATCCCTCGTCAGCCAGATGGTTGTGTTCGAGCGCTACGGCGCAAGACTGGACGCTGGCGGCCTTTCCGAGCTGCTGCAAGTCAGCCGGGGCACCGTGCTCAACCAAATCAGCGCGGGCCGTTTTCCGATCCCGACGTATGTGGACGGGGGCCGCCGCTGGGCAGACTTTCGCGACGTGGCGGCGTATCTGGACGCAAAACAGCGAGAGGCCCATGCCGCAGCTCGTCAGGCTTGAGCTGCGTGTAGCGCTTGAGCGTGTCCCACTTTTTATGGCCTGAAACCAGAGCCACTTCCGGAATCGAGTAGCCACACTCGAACAGTTGCGACACGCCCTCGTGCCGCATATCGCGCAGCTGCAAATCAGGTATGCACAGCGCCTCGCAAGCCTGCCGGAAATACTTACTGATCGTCTGCGGATGCACTGGAAAAATCAGCCCCTGCCGCGTTGGCTGCGCCTGAATCAGCTCCCAGGCCCCATTCAGCAGCGGCACCCACTCATCGTTTGACTTCTTGCTGCGCGGATGCTTGCGCTCGCGCACCAGCACCATCTGCCGCGCGGCATCTACATCCTCCCAGACAATGCGGCAATACTCGGCCCGGCGCATGGCCGTGAGCACTGCGAAGCGCACGGCATCCGCGTAAACCTGCCCCTTGCGCTCGCGCAGCCACGCCAACACCCGAACCAGCTCATCCTCACTCGGACGGCGTTCCCGCAGCCCGCCGCCGCCAATCAACCCCAGATGATTCAGCACGGGCCGGGCTGCCGCCACCACATCCGGCAGGTTCAGGTGTTTCACACCAGACACCAGCCGCAGCACCGTACCCAGCTTGCCTACATCCATATTGACCGTGTAAGGCCCGGCACCCTCCTCCGAGCGCGCACGGGCGAAGCCCACAAGGGCATCCACCGACAGCGACAAGGCATCCAGATCACCCAGATGCAGGGCCAGTTTCTTGAGCATGTAGTGATCGTTGCTATCGTCTCGCACCGGACGGGAATGCGCCCGCAGTTTGCGATAGTCTTCAATCGCGTCACGCACCAGATAAGCCCTCCCCAACACCGCTCGACCATCGGGCCTTTTGCCAGCCTCAATCTGCGCCTCAATCCGCCGCGCCCACTCCTGCGCCTGCGCTTTGGTCGTGAAGGTCTCGGTATATGCTGGGTGCCCCTTGCGCCGCACTTGCGCCCGCCACCGCCCGTTGATGTTCAAGATGGATGCCATTTCGTGGAGTGCTACGGTAGCAATCCGGTAGCACGCCGGAAATGATAGCCTGTGAATTATGATGATGAAAAGTGATTCACCCCACAGGAAACACAGGGTAGAATGCGAGAACCCGCCGCCATAGTTCAATGGATAGAACGAACGCCTCCTAAGCGTTAGATGCAGGTTCGATTCCTGCTGGTGGCGCCAAATTCAGCCCGCCCTGCTCTGCTCGGCGGGCTTTTTTCTGAGAAAATCGTCATATTATCCGCAATGGCATGCAAATACGATTGAAATAAAAACGCTGCTTTTGAAAACGCAGTTTTACGCCACAATTTCGCCGATAAAAGTGGCGCGCGTTACGTGGCGTTTCCAATCAGGCTGGGGGTTCTCGCAAATTAAATAGCGGGTTCCTGAATATTCTTCTAGCCATCGGCAATCCGGCATTCAAATCAAGCAGACGGCAAGAGAATCAATGCGCTGCGAACCTGTTCACAGGGCGTACTAAAGCGTGCAAAATGGCGAACTCGGGCGATCTGTCAGCTTTATGAATTTCTGCCGGTTTACAAGTAACTGCAAGAAGCGCGCCGTGCAGCCCACGCTGCGCGTGCAGGCCAATCCGTCCCTCACAGTCAGAATTTGAACAGGTTTTAACGGTGCACGGCATGCGTATCTGAGATGACAAAGCACGAACGGCATTTCAGTAATGTCAGCGACGAAAAATAAGGCTTTTCGGTTCCTTATTTGGCCCTCGTTCGGCCAGCTTGATCTGCGCGAGGTGTGTTCAACGCGCTGCGCTGAATGGCCCGTGTGGCCTGTGCAGGTACGCCCTGACAGGCGCTCTATCGACAAACACGCCGCTGACGCAAACTGGCTTGCTTTGAACCATGATCATCAAGCTTAGCTCATTGAAACAATAACTATGTTTATTGCTGCGCTCGTAGCGCTCTTTGCTGGATAGAAGATAGGAACAAGACAATAGCCAACCGGATGAACCAGATGCCTATGCCAAATACAGACATTCCATAAAAATACGAATAAGTCTAATATATCATAGACATGCTAAAAATAATGAAAACTGATCAACGCACCGAGGAAACGCTAAAAACAATAGCCAGGATTGCCATTGCAAATAATCGCAGAAGTAGATTTATTGGATTTGCTTCGACCTCAAGAGGAGTGGAGAAATGGATAAAAGATCTGGATCATTTTGAAAATTACATTGACAAGCGTGGTGCGATCAGTTTCCGGGATAACAGGCAAGTACATGACTTCTTAAATAGCAAATTTTCCATGAATGAGGTTGGATTTGCGTTTTCTACACAGAATGAATATAGAAAGGGAAAATTTGAGAAGATAGATGTCATCATTGGCGACCTGCTGGGTTCAGGAAATGGCTCTTTCATATTGATAAATAAGTGCAAGACATTTTGTTTGTACTTGGGCGAAGATGTGCGGTCCAATTTTGTCTGGATGTGGAAAATATAGAATTCGAGTTCGAGGAACAGCCATTTTTCAGACTGAACGTGCAAGGATCGATACGCCGGTGTTTAAAGTGGGAACGCGGATAACACAGCCAGAATCGAGCTTGCCTGAATGGTAGCTGGCAGCATGGCTCTGAAAGTGTTAGCAACGGTCTCGGTATAAGGTATGGATACAGTCGCCTCGGGATAGCTCTGTATAGTCTTGCCGCTAATGCCGCATTCCTGGCCCTTGTATTTGCTTCGGGCCGGAGCCGGGCTTGTCGGCTTCAAGTCCACCAGAGAATAAAGATCAGCTCTTGGCTCCCAATGAAATTGATGGGACGGGAATATTTTTTTAGGTTTTATAGAATATCGGGCGTTAGACATGAAAGCAATTAGAAATGCACCAGAAAATTTCCTTGGAGGCAAGTGAGATGAAATACCGTGACTTAGAGCGCGTTTTGCGCGAATACTTTCCGAACCGCCTGACGGACTCAACATTCTTTGCTGATTTCTATGATATATATGAAATTGCCTGCTGGCTGAAGAGTGCATTCGAAGATATTAATGCAATAGATAGCGCAGAAAAGATGGATATTTTCATGATTGATCTTGACATTCAATTGTATGATCATCTGAATCGCCATATGAAAACATTTAGGCCAAGGATAAGAAGGGCGATTCGATATCTGGAAAATGAGGGCGAAGACTGA